TGACAACGGCAAGACAGCGGCCTATGCCGATGTATTTGTCAAATAGCAAATAAAAAGTAATAGCTAATAAATAAAAAAGTTAAGAAGGTTAATCTCTTACTTTATTACCTGTTAGCTATTATTTGTTGTTTTATGATGCCTTTGTCTTGAGTACGACCATATTCCCCTTCGGTCTGGTTACGAGAAAACCATCCCTCTTGCGGAAGCGGAGAAAAAGTTCCCCATATTCAAGGCTTTCTGTAGTCTGGTCAAACTTTTTCAACTCGATACCCCGCCTGTTGCCGTGTTGTATGCGTCTGGGGTTCATAAAAATTGCAAATATTTCGCCAGCCTTAATGTCGGCAATTTGTGGAAGGATCGATACTTCATGGTATGGGTACAAATCCAACCGCCCCGGCATTGCCTCCGTAGGACGCCGCCAAATTGGTCTGCCTGTAGTATCCTCGATATTGGCGATATGGTTCAAAATAGTCTCATTAATGAACCACGAACAATCTTTCCGCTCCTCCGAGCCGACTTTGTAAACAGCCTCACGGAAATCTTTCCACGTCAAATCATTGATTGTAGCACCTTTGATAGTAACCTCTGTTACATCGGAACACGCCATCGCCCCGGTAAATGGGTCATTATCTGCCAACAGGCATTGACGATCAAATTCTTGACCATAAGTTTCAACAAACTCATCAATGAACATTGCGCCCAAATCAACAAAAACATCCTCTTCAAATTCGTCAAACCACGGAATATACCCCGCCAGAGTATACGCCTTGAGTTCCACGCGCTCCGCGCCTTTAGGCTTGCTGCCCTCAATTTTTTGACCATATGCTGTGAGCCAATTTAATTGAACACCGCCCCTGTCCCTTTGGGGTAGAAAGATTGAAGGTCCAGTCATCGGACGATGCCGGACAAGGTTCATCATCACGCTTTTTTTCGCAACGTCCGACATAATCTCCGTTTCATAAATCGGATTGATAAGATATTGTTCGTTATTAGGCGTAAAGTTTCCCATAGGATCACCGAGGGCAGTCTTTGAAACCGTCCAGCCTTTCTCTCCCATTGTCACATCTTTTGGATTAGTCCAGTTTTCGGACTTGTAGTTAGGCGTAAAAGCCAATTCCGCCAACATCTTATAATTGCCCGACCATGCCGCCGCAATCCCTTTCCCCAAGTTGAACAACAATTCCCGCCTTGAAAGTTCTTTGGGGCTTGACGCTTGCCCCTTAATTTCATCCCGCAGAGCCTTGACGGTACTCTTCAAACCTTCCACTTCCCCGGTCTCCTGTACGGTTATAGTCTCCAATGTCTTGACTATCCCCTCAAGGATTAATTCCTTTTCTTGAAAATACGCCGTAGCGTTTTCCATTTTTGAAAACCCCGTACTCTCGATTTTTTTCATTGAGGCTAACTGTTTTTTTATCGCCTCAAGTTCTTCATTACCCATAGTTCTACCCCTCAAAATGAATTAAGCCGCCCCAAAATGGGACAGCATTAGAGCCGCCTTCCTGACTTCTTTCATTGCTCATTGCTAATTGCTCATTGTTCTTTGCTAATGCGAACGGATTTGCTGGTACATTACAAATTGAAAATTCTAATAATTCTTGTTTACGGAAAATGAGGGAAGTCCCATCCTGACTATCTTCTTTTGACGGTATTTCAATTTCCATAACCCTGAACCCGACAGACCCCGCCCTGATAACGCCATTTTTCACGCGCTGCCCGATACCCCACCCGAAAGCGTCGTATTCTTTATCATTGAACACTACAAACCCATGTAGTCCCTTATCATCGGTTGCCAGCCCTTCAATTTTCCCTATAGCTGGAATGTCGTAGCGATGCGCCCATTCAACAATCGGATTTTTTTTATATTGGGAAAAATCCCAACCAGAGGGGTCTACTCTTTCGCCGAAGCGGTCAAGGTCAAATGTTGATAACGTCCACGCTATACCCTTTTCATTGCTCATTGCTAATTGCTCACTGCTAACTGAAAAAGGAACACCCGCAACCAATACCACATCAGCGGAAATTTTTTGTATTCCCGCCGCTTCTTTCTTCACACCGAGAAAGTCCAACAATACCGAAGTATCGCCAGCCCGAAATTCCCCGGATTTCGTTCTAATAATCATAGTTTTCTCTCCTGTTTGTTATTTCTTTTTATTGTTTTTTCTTTATTTTTTGGCGGTAACACATAATTACCTCCGTAAAAATTCAATTCATCATCTTTTACAAGTCCCAAGTGTTTAGCTACCCTTACCAATTCTATTTCGTTACGAGTGCCAAAGTTGTTAAATAATTCTGCTTTATAATATTCAATAGCTCTTTTAGAAAAAGAAAGTTCATCGGCAATTTCCATAATAGTAAAGCCGTTATTCAAAAACCGTAAAATTTCAATTTGTCTTTCCGTAACTTCGCCGGAAGGAAGCGGTAATTCTTCTCTCATATCAATTCTCTCTTGTACAGAAGGCGATATATAATTTTCTCCTCTGCGTACATAATTAAGCCCTTCATAAAAACAATCATAACCGTCAAAATAATTTATATATGAATTAACGCCGTTCACAATGAATTTTATTGCAAGGTCGGCAGGGTACTCATAAATTGATACCACCGCAATTTTCAGTTTCTTTTGCTGTTTATGCAAAAGCGACATCATGTAAGGCGTAGCGCACTTGTAAAATCCGCTTCCAATAATCATAAGTTTCGGTTTTAATTCATTAATAAGTTTATTCAATTCGTCTTTTTCCGCAGAGGTTACGCTGACATTCCAGAAACCTAATTCCTCTAGTCTCCTTTTGTGTCTTGTATGAAGTTTTACCGCCCTGCTTACAAGCAGCGTCCCCCCCGTCACAATTCCCCCATTATTCCTTATTATTGTTAGTTGCAATCATATTTTGTGGGCGATACCATACATCACCCCACGGTTTCGGTTCTTTTCCTCTTTCTTTCAAAACATCGTTAATTGTTTTTAATCCGGCGTTAATTTCCGCAATATCACGCCTACTTTGCTGGTCTTCACTTTCCTGAAGTTCCGGCACATCCCACAAATCAAACACACCGCGCTCTTTAATGCCAAGCCGGAGAAAAAATTGTGTTTCCAGTATTTGTTCAAATTGCCGCAGAATTGGGATTAAGGTGTATTTCCAGAAAGCCGAATGTTGCTCCGCAGTATCTTTGCCGGATAAAGCGGTTGACTTATCGCTGATATTTGCAACTCGCGGAGGTATCCCGAATTTCGCCAGTATCGTGTATAAGTTCCATTTTTTTAATTCAAATAATTTTATAACGTCAGGGCTGAAAGTCACAGGCTTGAATTCAGTACCCTTGCCAAGAACCGCAATCTTTCGCCCTGTCTTTATATTTCCGTATTTGCTTTCCCACCTTCTCTCAAGCTGGTCTGCCTCCTCCGGCCTTAATGATTGTTCTGTTTTTAATACGCCTTGTGGAATTGCGTTATTCTTTAGAAGCTGGCTATTTGCTTTATTGGCGTAGAAATCTTGTTCCAATTCCAGAGACAAAGAAACAAGCGGATTTATACCACGCACCGGATTGTAAGGGTTAAAATCCCGAAAATGAATTATTTCATCGGAAAGAATGGGGATTAGTTCAGTACCTGAATGGTAGAACCATCGGTGGGGAATATTCCGGATACCAAAGTCACAACCGCCGGACAATTCCCCCTCATTCCGCATTTTACGAGGGTCAAGAATATATAGTTCTTTAGGAAGTCCGCCCGAATAATCGGGACCGAACCACCAAAAACATTCACCTTCCAAATGCCACCAAGCCGCTGTCTCTTTCCATAAGTCATAACGACTTAATGATGAATTTGGCTTTCTAAAAAGGTCATAAATTTTTCCATTCTTAACATCTTCCCCCCCCAACTTAATAGTAAAATCAGCGCGCGCGATATTGCGTATTAAAATATTTATTGCTATATTTACCCAAGAATTGAGCAAGTAAGAGTTTATGAACGGTTGTTCTATATATAAATTATAATCAAATTCATCATTAGGCAAGGAAAAATTTTCATTAAAAACACTTTTTTCAACTAACGAATTATTATTTTTTTGTCGCTTGTAGTTTGGCATAAGTCGCTGTAGGATATTCATGCTAATATTACTCCCTGTTGAATGTCAGTAAATATCGCATAACGCAGAGCGTCTAAATAGTGGTCATTAACCTTGACAATCAACCCCGCCTCGTCACGGCAGTAATCCCAAATTTCCGAAAGAACCCCGGTACACGTTTCACAAACAAAAAATTGACGGCGTTCAATTTTTGCGTTGATATAATCTATACCGCTGTCAACTGAATTATTAGCTTTCATTCCCCCGGTAATCTCTTGTATACGTTCCCCGCCAGCCGGATCACAGTACACAGGTAGCCCCATACCGTCAGGACAATCAAACCAGCCCCGCGCCGAAA